AGTTGCCCGTACAAATGACCAGATGACTGTCTATGGGTGCAATGCACTATATCGTGACTATGGGCCAGACTATCTCTATCCAGATTGGCTTGTTGCAATTGATGATGGTGTCATTGATGAAATAAAGAAAAGTGATTTTCCCTCATACCGATTAATTGTTCCTCCCGAAATGGAAAGGTGGGAGCCTAAAGAACTTTGGAGTGATCTCGGAGTTATCAAACCACCAAGAAGTAATGCTGGAACAAATGCAATCATAGAAGCAATTCGACACAAACATGATAAAATTTACATTATTGGATTTGATTCAATGATACGAGATCGTAGCATTGCAACAGGTAACATCTATGATGCAACTGAAAACTATGGCCCAGAAACAAGAGCAAACTATGACGACTCTATTTTTCGTGCAAGATATCTTGCATGGGTTTTTGAGAATAATCCAAAGATCGAATTTAAATTTTATTTTCCAAATGGATATGATATAATACAAGTAGATTTACCAAATGTTATCTACTCCGACTATGTGGTTTTATAAATAATGAAATGGATATTAAACTAATGTCTGAAAGTTCACAACACCTATACGAGCAGAGAACGACTTGGAAAGAACATTGTCGTTTCTCTTTCTACCTATCATACTTACTGGCCATTGCATCATGTAAAGCAATCATTCATGCATTGATACCAGCCTTATTTAAGACCTCAACAACAGATGCCTGTAAACACATACAGATTGAAATTAAAGAGAGGAGTGAAGAAGAAGATGCCCACCTATTCATTTAGAGACACCAGAACAGAAGAAGAGTTCGATAAATTTATGAGTCGAGCAGAGAGAAAACAATACTTACAGGTAAATCCATATATTAAACCTGTTCCAACGGCAGCTGGATTTATTTCTGGACACAATCTCAATGCAAAATTAGATGGTGGATTTAAAGACACTATGTCAAAGATTGCAGAGGCACATCCCACATCTGCACACGCACATAAGTACGGCTCTAAATCAATTAAAGATACCAAAACCAGAAATGCCATTGAAAAATGGAGAAGAAAACGAGAAGCGAAAGGAGATCATACATCAGCTACAGAAAGTTTGCCATCGATTCCACATACCAATATTAGATAGTATATTATGTCTTTTTTTCAAAACTTAACAAGGACAATATATGAAGTCGTCAACCATTTATTCAAATGTAGATTATGTTCCCACATTAAAAAATCTTTCGAAAAGAGAAAGACGGCAACTTCGAAAGATGCGACAATCCAAAAATTCACTTTGTTTGAGTGAGGTCATTCCTAAAAATTTAAAACAGCAACAAGCATTTGACAGTTTCTACGATAACAAGAATGTTATTCTTCATGGAGTTGCAGGAACAGGTAAAACATTTATTGCACTTTATCTGGCACTCTCTGACGTACTTGAAAATGAAAATGGTGCAGAAAAAATTATGATTGTTCGATCTGCTGTTCCAACAAGAGATATGGGATTTTTGCCAGGCACTCTTTCTGCAAAGTCAGTATCGTATGAATATCCTTACATTGATATTTGCTCTGAGCTGTTCAATCGTAATGATGCATATTCTTCTCTGAAGGCAAAAGGTCTTATTGAGTTTATGACAACCTCTTATGTTCGGGGAACAACAATGAGTAACAGTATTGTTATCATTGATGAGGCACAAAATTTATCCTTTCACGAACTTGATAGTATTATGACACGGCTTGGAGAAAACAGCACACTTCTTCTTGCAGGAGATTTTCGACAGACAGATTTACAAAAAGATTATGAAAAAAAGGGTTTACTTTCATTCATTAATATAGTATCATCTCTAAATGATTTCGAACTTATAGAGTTTGATACATCTGATATTGTAAGAAGTGAGCTTGTGAAAAACTATATTATAGGAAAAATGAAACATGGGTATATCTAATTGTTTACTTGAAGAAAGAAAACTTGTACAAACAACATATGAAGATGGTCGAGTATATACCGATCACAGAGGGCGTGAATACATTTCAGTCACTACTTTTCTAAGTAGTTTTAGTCGTGAGTCTATTGAGAGTTGGAAACGATCTATTGGAGAGGAAGCTGCAAATAGAATATCAGGAAGGGCAGCTCGACTTGGAACTCGTATTCATGCTTATTGTGAAAAGTTTCTTCAAGACAGTATTTCAAGTCAATACAATCTTCCTCTGGAGACTAAGCTAAAAAATACACTTCGTGAGAATCCAACAGAGATGAATATGTTTTATTCTTTACGAAATCGTATGGAAGAATCTGTCACAGATGTTTATGGAATAGAAATACCTTTGCATAGTCGAGAACTTGGACTTGCAGGAACAGCTGACTTATTCTGTAAATGGGATGGAGTTTCGACTATTGTTGATTTTAAGACTTCAAGAAAGAAAAAGAAAAAAGAATGGATTGAGAATTACTTTCTTCAAGCAACTGCATATGCCATGATGGCCCATGAGATGTATAATCATCATGTTCCTCAAATCGTGGTTATTATTGCAAATCCAGATGATGCTTATCCACAGACATTTATTGAAAAAACGATAGATTGGAAAGAAAAGTTATTGACAATGAAAAACCAATATGATAGTATTCATAAACATCAAAATTATACTAATGTAATATTATAGGAAAAATTATGACTGATGCTCTTTGGGATGTAGAACTCGTAGACGAGGAGCTTACAATTAAATTCGACCTAAAACCAGCAGAAAATATTGATGAATTACTCACCAATGTAGAATATGCTATTTCCACAACAAAAAAAGGGGAATGGGCACATTCTTATTGGATGGAGATAAAAACCACTCTTTTAAGGAGATATGTGAAAAAAACGCAAATTCCTAGAAAAAAGGGTTGACTTTGCCCATATGTTTTGATATATTGGGTATTGTAATCGAGAGATTACATAACTATGATTAACAAAGGTGAGATTTAGTTTATGGCTAGAAAACTAACTAAGAAGGCAAAAGTCTTCAATTTATTATCCAAAGGCAATCCTGTTACTTGGAAAACACTAAGAACAAGGTTTGACCTTAGTTCTCCTAGAGCGATGATCGACACACTTCGTAATGAGGGTGTAATGATTTATACTAATAAATCAAGAGCTGGTACTTCGTATCGTGTCGGAACTCCGTCAAAAGCAGTTATTGCTGCAGGACAGAGAGCCCTATCTTCAGATGGGAACTATGCTTACTCATAAGCAAAACGACTCTAGGTAAAAAAGCAGCCCCTGCTTTCAGAGACTTACGAGGTTTTTTCCTTTCTCCTCGTAAGTCTTTGTTTTTATTGACTAATTTTTTTTTCACTTTTTTCATAACTTATTGATTTTAAACGATTCTTTTTTCAAGAAAGTTCTTGACATTACCCTTGAGATATGTCATTATACTTAAATGATGATAAGAAACTTGGTTGAAAATAACGTATTGCCCTTTTTGGGATTATTAATTGGTGAAGGCCTCGGTAGTTATTTTCAACCCTTTTTAGAAAAAGGAAATGTTATGGACTTCAATAATTTTTTACTAGATGTTGCTGGTGCAGCTTGGTTTGCGTGTGTTATATTTGGTTTATTTGTACTATTTACTTAAAAAGGAAATGAAAATGAAAATGGAACAAAAATATTTTGTGATAAAAAAATGTGATAGAGAAACAGGAAAGACTGGCAGGATAGTTGCTGGATTGTTTGAACCAATTACTTCTTTCGACCAAGCTCTTGAAGTTATTGACAGAATGAGAGAAAGATTGCCTGGCATGTTTCCTCCTGATCTTTACCTCAGAGTAGAAGAATTAAAATCATTAGAAGTGGAAGGATAGATTATGAGTGGAGATAAATGGTGCTTTGATGAAACTATGACTTTAGATTATGCAATGCAAATCTTAGGAGTTAATCGAACAAAGTTTGAAATACGGAATATGGTCAAAGCTCAATCGTCTATGGTAAGTCAATGGCTTGCAACAAAATATGATACACAATTACTAGAATCTGGAAAGTTTGTTCTTAAAAATTGGAAAAAGTATCAAAATGCTTGTAATGAATATCGAGACAAAAGATTTCGTGTGAGGAGAGCATAGACATGGCTATTGGTGATGGATTAGAAAATTGTAGTTTTGAAATTAGAAACGACAAAGCATTAACTGACTACTACTTAACGGTTCAGTCAGTTTATCAACCTAAGTTTAGAGATTATTTTGTAGAAAATAATGGAGCTACAATTGAGGAGGTTCGTGAATATTACAAACAAAAATATTTCGACCTTTTTAGTCTGGTCAAAGATAAACCATTTGAGCAGATTGTTACAGGAGTTACTGCAATTATGAATCTAAATTTTGATTTAGAACAATTCGAATACACTAAAATTAATTAATATGCATATACTTCCTGTATACTATACAACAACAAATCATAAGAAACGTAAAGCAAAAAGGGTGACTGAAAAAATGCAGTCGGCCCTTGATGCACATGAAAAATTTATTAAAAAGATGGGATACAAAAGTTCTTCATCTTCAAGTAAAAGTAAGACTGTAACTTTTACTCGACAAACTCCAAAGTATCCAAGTCTTTCTAATGGTGTTGAAGGAGTTGCACTTAAAAAACAAACTCTCACATATACAGGAGATGCCGTAATTGGTCAAGCTTATAATAAAGGTGGACTACAGGTATTATCCAAAAAAGAAGCAAATGACCCACAAACAGGAAAAAGAAGATAATGGAAATAAGTATTGTAAGTCATACGTTACTTGCTATGCTCTGCATGGCAGGAACATATTATTGGGGATACATTGATGGAAGGGCATCTCTATGGGATAAGATGACAGAGCTTGCATCTGAGATTACAGATAATACTCTGAATTATCTTTGTGTCAAGGGATACGTCAAATTTTCATTTGACGAAAAAGGTGAGATGCTTTTACACAAAGTCTCGCCAACTCATTTAAAAAGAGATGAAAGATTAAAAAAGAGTAAACTTTCTTCAAAAAAGTATTGACTTTTATAGAAAGTGTGTGTTAGATTAATATTATCGTAAACTGAAAAGGAGGGTCAAATGGCTCATCAGGTAGAAACAATGGCATATGCAGGAGAGGTGCCATGGCATGGATTAGGTGTAAAAGTGATTGATGATTTAACACCAGATCAAATGCTCAAGAAAGCAGGACTTGATTGGACTGTCTCAACTCGACCAATGTATTTCAAGAATCCTAATAAACCAGAATATACTGAAATTCCAAAACGTAGAGTTCTTGTAAGAGATAGTGACGAAACAATACTTTCAACAGTTGGTGACGGATGGAAACCACTTCAAAATTCTGAAGCATTTGATTTCTTCAATGAGTTTGTTATTGCAGGAGATATGAAAATGGATACGGCTGGTTCACTTGATGATGGTCGTATGGTTTGGGGTCTTGCAAAACTGAAAGATGGATTTACAGTAACAAAAGGTGATGATGTAGAAGGATATCTTTTATTCTCTAATCCTCACAAGTATGCTTGCTCTATTGAAGTAAGATTTACTCCTGTTCGTGTTGTTTGTAATAACACACTTACATATGCTCTTAATCAATATACGCAACAGTCTGCACGATTAAATCACAGACAAGTATTTGACGCAGAAAGTGTAAAAGAAACACTTGGACTTGCAAGTAACTTTATGCAAAATTATGCAGATGTTTCTAAACTTCTTGCATCAAAAAAGTATTCTAAAGATTCAATCAAAGAATACTATAATGAAGTCTTTCCGATTGCTGGTGACAACAAAAGGTTAAAAGACTTATCTCGTAATGCAGAGGCTGCTCTTGAGACTGTCAACACACAGCCTGGTGCAAATTTGAGTGAAGGTACATGGTGGTCTGCCTTTAACTCTGTTACTTACCTCATAGACCACGAATTAGGTGTGTCGCAGGATACACGCTTACAATCTGCATGGTTTGGAAAAGGGAGACAAAAGAAAGTCTCTGCTCTTGCAAAAGCCAAAGACTATGCAATGGCAGCTTAGAGGAGTAGATATGTCAGAAGAAAACAAAGAAAAACAACCATCAAATGGCATTGATAAAATTATTGATATTTACAATGCCTCAATAGGAGAGGGAACAGCTTTTGACCTTGACTATGGAAAGATTGTTATAATCGTTCTTTGCTTGTATATTGCAGTACAAGTGTCCTAATAAATAAAAGTGGAGAGAGGGCTTGACCCTCTCAAAACTTATGGAGTGATTATGACAAATCTTGTAATTCGTGGACTGAATGACGATATAGAAAAGAATGAATTAAACGCCAAAGCAAATGGTGGAACTGAGATGATGCAAAGAAAACTTGCATCTGTTATTGATAAAGACCTATATGATAAGTTTCAGATTATTTGCTCAAGAGTTCGAGATATAGATAAAGACCGAATACCGATTCTTTGGTGTCACGATACATTTAACGACCCTGAGAGTCAGCATTTAAAACATGAGATTAATCGAACTAGATTTAAACAGATTGTTTTTGTTTCCAATTATCAATTTCAAACATATCATTTAGGACTTGGTGTTCCTTATGGTGGCTCCTGTATTCTTAAAAATGCAATAGACCCTATTGAGTCTCACGAAAAAGAAAAGACTGATACTCTTAATCTAATTTATCATACAACACCGCATAGAGGACTTGAAATACTTGTTCCTGTCTTTGAACATCTCTATGACAAACATAATGGTAAAATACATTTAGATGTCTATTCAAGTTTTAATGCATATGGTTGGCCTGAAAGAGATAAAGAGTATGAGCTTATATTTAAAAGATGTCGTGAACATGAAGGAATTACTTATCATGGATTTCAAGAAAACAAAGTTGTAAGAGAAGCACTCAAGAAAGCACATATCTTTGCATATCCAAATATATGGCCAGAAACATCTTGTATTGCAGCCATGGAGGCGATGAGTGCTGGTGTTTGTATCGTGTGTCCAAATCATGCAGCCCTTCCAGAAACAACTGCTAATTTTGCATTGATGTATCAAATGCAGGAAGATCAAAATGTTCATGCAAATACATTTGCAAGTATTCTCGATCAGGTTATCACAACCTATTGGAATAGTCATATGCAACAGAGACTACAGCTTTCTAAAATCTATGCGGATAGTTTCTACTCTTGGGATGTTCGTAAATTCGAATGGAAAAATCTATTGACTTCATTGGCAAATACATGATATTATTTTTGTTATGGACTTAAATGTAAAGAATTATATAAAAACACAAAAGGTTTTTTCAAGAAAGTTTTGCAAAGAAACAATTAAGGACATAGAAAAAATTGATTGGGAAAAACATCTATTTTATGCTCCTTCTGAAGAAAATTACTTTAGTAAATCTGGAGAAAATGAGTTAGATGTTGGATTTGGTGGAGAGCAGTCTCAAAAGATTATGGACAAACTTCACTCTGTTATTGGAAGATATGTTGGAGGGCTTGATATGCCCGATTGGTATGATAGTTGGAATGGATATTCTCGAATTAGATACAATCGGTACTCGATAGATCAAACAATGGCAATTCATTGTGACCATATACACAGTTTGTTTGATGGAGAGGTAAAAGGCGTTCCTGTATTAAGTATAATTGGTGTGTTAAATGATGATTATGAGGGTGGAGAGTTAATGTTTCATGGTGAGGAATACAAAACAAAAACAGGTGATGTTGTTATGTTTCCGTCAAACTTTCTTTATCCTCACATGGTGAAACCTGTAACGAAAGGCACAAGATATAGTTTTGTGAGTTGGGTATACTAATGGCAATAGAACTTATGGATAAAGAAACTAAATTAAAAATATTAGGTCAGGCTGAATTAAGTCATAGAGAAATAGTTATTTGCACAGGTGGGTTCGACCCTTTACACTCTGGACATATTGACTATCTAAAAGCTGCAATGTATAGTGGTTCTTTTGTTGCAGTTGGTTTAAATAGTGATGACTGGCTTGCACGAAAAAAAGGTCGTGCATTTATGCCGTTTCAAGAAAGAAAAACAGTTCTTGAAAATTTGTATTGTACTGATGTAGTCTTTGGATTTGATGATTCAGACGATACAGCAAAAAATGCTATACGAAAAATAAGAGAGCTGTGTCCTGACAATCCAATTAGTTTTCTTAATGGTGGAGATAGGACAGCAAAAAATATTCCAGAAATGGATATAGATGACGAAATTCAATTTATTTTTTATGTTGGCGGGTCAGAGAAAAAGAACAGTAGCTCTTGGATTCTTCAAGAATGGAAAAATCCAAAGACTGAAAGACAATGGGGATATTACAGAGTTCTTCACGATTATGCTTATAGTACTGTTACGAAGTCTGAAAAAGTATTGTATCGTAAACACGTAAAAGTAAAAGAACTTACAATTAATCCAAACAGCTCCATTTCTTTTCAAAAACATTTAAACAGAAATGAACTATGGTTCGTTGTCGAAGGTAATCCAACAGTATACCTTTCAGATGAACCAAATTTAAAAGAGGCAAAACAAACCAGATACTCTCTTCACGAAACTATTTTCGTGCCTAAAGAAAAGTATCATAGAATTGCAAACCAAACAGTAAATCCTGTAAAAATTGTAGAGATACAATATGGGAGTTCCTGTGATGAAGATGACATTGAGAGGATTCAGTATGATTGATTTAAAACGTGATGAGTTAGTTGAGATACTTAAAAATAATATTTGTGTAGTGGAGTTCAATAAAGTAAATGGCGATTACAGAGAAATGCATTGTACACTTCAAGCAAGTGTTCTTGAAGAAAATAAACAAGTTGTGGACTACTACGAAAAAAAAGGTAAAAAACCAAATGAAGAAGTTATCTCCGTTTGGGATATCAGAGCAGGAGGATGGAGATCGTTTCGTATTGACAGGATTATATCTTTT